TTTTTCCAGTTCCGCTTTTTCCTACAATTAAACCTATTTGCCAATTATCAGGAATATCAATATCTCCTTTAAAATGTTCAACTATATTTTCAGATTGTAAATCAAATTTACCAATTACTGAAGCAACTCTAAATGTTTTATTTGGTTTTACTTCTTTTATAATGTCAAAAGTCGGCATTCGTATCCTTGTTCTATTAATTTGTTATAGCTATTTTCTTGATGTTCTTCGTCTTTACATACAATTTCAATACGATATAAATTATCTATTGTACTTGATAAATCTTTTAATTCAGTTTCATCGTCTTTAAATATAGGAATATCTAATCCCCAATCTTCTAATTTCTCAGCATCCCATTCATTTGCTAAACTATCCCAATCCCATTCCCCAAAACCTACATTATCTTTTATTAAAAATTCGTTTTTTTGTTCCTCCGTCCATTCGTCTGCTATTATAATAGGAATTTCTTTTAACCCTATCTCTTTACAGGCTTTTAAACGCATATTACCACCTAATACAACGTATTTATTATCTACGTCAGTAAAAACCACTAACGGGCGTTTATTTAGCATATCAGGAAATTCTTGAATAGACTTAACTAACTTTTGAAATTTTCCGTCTTTTATTATTCTTGGGTTCTTCGGGTTGGGTTTAACCTCGCTTATCTTTACTAACTTCATTTAATTTTTCTTCGTAAGTTGTTGAACATACCGCTAAACGTTGGTCTATATCTTCATATTCAAAAGTCATTGTATCGTCAATCATGCATCTTTGAACGAAGTCTTTTTTGCTTTCGTCTTTTCGTGGTTTAGGAATTGGCATCTTGGTACGTGTTAAATAATATTTCTAATTTATTCATTACATCACGTAAACAACTACCGCAAGAAGTTGGTTGCATATTTACTTTAAATACTCTATTGTAAATTCTTAATAGTTCCTTTTGTTCGGTAGGCTTCATTGAATAACGTGTTTCAGAATACCATTCTTTTAAATATTCGTATTCGTCTTTTAGTAGGCATTCAGGTTTACGGTACGGAAATAAAGCGTTTAACTTTGCTTTACGTTCGTCGCATTTACAGTCTTCACCAAGTAACCATTTAGCAACTTTTGAAACTCCTGTAGCTTCTAAAACCTTTTCTACTGTGTCCCCTAATCCTTCGCTTTTAGCCGCTAATATTTCGGCTTTTGTTCGTCTTTTTCTTGTCATGTTTTTATTTTATTAATTCGTAATCCTGGTTAATTAAATCTTCGTAATCTTCTTTTACATTATCTTTTAAGCGTTCTTTGCAAGTCTTAATTGTTTTCCATACGCTTTTAAAACTTATACCCGTTACGCCTTCAATTTGCCTTGTACTCATTCCTGAAGTTCGGTAAAGGTCAAATAATAGTTGATCGTACCAGTGCCATTGTTTAACCTCTTGGTTTATCTTTATTTCTAATCGTTTCTTTGCTTCAAGTATTTCAGGCAAGTATTCGTCTTTCAGTTGGTAGGCTTCCGTTATGCTTACTTTTGTTATTCGTGTTTTGCTTTTTTTATAATCAAAAGTCATGTTTCTTAAAACAGTCCAAACAAAGTTCTTATTCAGTTTATCGTTTAAATAAAACCTTTCAACGTTATTTATTACAGCCATTTTTAAATACATTTCTTGAACTATATCTTCAGAGTAAAATTCCTCTCCAAAAGTGCCTACAATTTTAATCCAGTCTTTGTGGTGTTTACTTAGTTCTAATAAAAACTTTTCATTTACCAAATCGAAATAAATAACTGAATAACTAAAAAACTTAATAAACCTATTGTAACACGAAACATTGATTCCAATATTAATTCGTCTTTATATACCCACCTTTCAAATTTATGCGCACTTTTCCAATATACCAAAACAAGAAAAACCCTATCTAAAATAAATAGGGTTATCAAAAACGGTAGTAGTAGAATGTATCTCACACTACAAAGTTATACTTTTTTTTTAATTATCTATCGTCGCGCATTAATTCTTGGTAGTGTAAAATTTCTTCAGCTTCATCTTCGTACTCAAAACCAAACTCTGTTGGATCTTCGTAAATTAATTCCTCTAATGTTTCACAAATTAGTTTTGAATTACGGTTGTTTAATATTCCGTGTTTTACGTAACTACCTTCGTGGTCGTATAAATCATATCTCGTAATATAAACTTGTAAATCTTCTACTTCGTTTCCATCTCTTGTAAATTCTACTTCAAATTGAAACTCCATTGAGCCAAACCTACCTAAGTTAATATCAAAATATCCTTTACGGTTGTAAAAATCTACCGCTTCAATTTTCCAATTACGTGTTTTCATAGTGCTTTGTTTTAATTATTTTAACCTTCCAAATTTACTTAATTCTATACCATTATTTGTACAGTGTAAAAAAAACAATTTATCCAACCTTTGCAATAATTCATTATTTGCTTTATCAAATCCACCTGTTCGTGTTTTTGCCTGTAACATAGCGCGTAAATCATCTCTTTGCATTTCAAGTAATTTAGCTTGTTTAAATTCTTCAGTTTGTGTTTTCATAGTGCTTTGTTTAATTATTTCTTCAAAATTAATATAACTTTTTAAATAAACAATACTTTTAGAAAAAAAAAATGCGGAATTTTTTACGTTCCGCACCTTTGACTTTGCCGAGCCTTAGTTACATTCCTTTTTCGTTTAGGTATTTCGCTAAACGTTGAATAGTTTTACTTGTTAAAGACTTACCGTTTAAAAACGTGTGAATATTTGACTGGTGCAATTTAGCATCCAAACAAAAAGCATTTAATGATAGTTCGTTTTTTTGTAAGTACTCCCGTAACATTTTACGCGTTAACTCGTCGCTATTTGCTATTATTTTACTTGCTTTCATTAGAAATCATTTAAGAAATCGGAAATATCGTTTTTAGGCTGTGTTTGAGGCTGTTTAACGGTGTTTTGATTATCCCTTGGTAATTGTGCTTGTAAACCTATATAAGCTCCGTTGTCGCCTTGTTTTTTCCAACCAGCTAATTCGTACTTAATTCCGTTTATTGTTATACTACCTTTAAAATCAGGGTGTGAATCTTGTTTTTTAAATTTGTTGGTAGATAGACTACCGTAGTTTTTTTGTTCCATTTTACTTTTTATTTATTTTTACTTTTAACATTTTAATTACTAAAGAATCAGCATTTACAGTACCGCCTTCATCTGTTACCGTTAATAAGGCTTTTACTAATTGGTTTAATTCTTTTAGTTCTTTTTTTAATTCTTGTATTTCTTGGTTTACTTCGGGGTTCATATTAATTGAATTAAGTTGTTATAATATTCTCTACATTCTTCAATTCGTGTTTTAATAGCTTCGATTACTTCATCGTCTCGCTTTACTACGTGCGTTTTAACGCGCTTTTCCTTAGGTATGTGCATGAAAGTGTGTTTATCTTCTACAAAGGCTCTTATATCGTCGCTTTCTCCTATTACATTTTGTTTCCAGTGTTCTCTTCTAACTTCATCATCAACAATTTGTAAAGGTGTATCGATTAAACAATAGCATAACAAAGCCTCTTGTTTGTCCGTTAGCCACATATAACCCTGAAGTTGATAGTAATAATCTTTGTTGTTTAGTTCGTTTTCTATTACCTTGTCAAAAAACGTAAACGCATCCCAAGAACTTTTAACATCAATCAGTACGTCCGTGTTTACATCGGGCTTTCCTGTTACCCATTCATTATAAAATTGTTCTTCATTCTTGTAAATAAAGCCTACGTCTAAAACACTTTCAGTTAATTTAATCGCTTCGGGTTCTACTTCGTTTCCTTTGTCCGTGTATCTACTCCAGAACTCTTTGTGTATTCCGTATTTTTCTTGTATTGCTAATTCTAAAATATAGCTTTTAGTAGTTTGAGAAAGACGTTCCCCCTTTGTGCGGGGGTTCGTCATTATTTTTCCGATTTGTGAACAACGTACTTTCATATTTTCCCAAGCATTTCTATTTGTTCATCAGTTAAATCAAAGTTTAACGGTATATCAGCTAATTCATATTTACCACTTTTAACGGCTGCAATTGCTTTTTCAAGTCTATCATTGTCAATTTTAGGCTTTTTCTTTGTTTTAACTTGTTCTCCTGAAGCATCCGTGTCTTTGTCAGTAACTAATCCTAAAATTGAACTTAAACAGTACCTACGAAAATACGTAACTCCAGAACCGAAACTTTGAAAATCATTCATGCCTTTTAATTGTACGTATGGAATTAAAGTATTTGAATCAATCATTTCGCCGCTTTCAACGTGAAATAAAATCGTTTTAAGATAGTTTAATCCGTCTTGTGAGTTAATTAGTTGTGTGAATCCTAATCCGTGTTTTTGTAGTAATGGATTTACTTCGCTAAATATTTTTGGTAAATCCGAATATGAGTAACCATATCCTTGTGTTTCTTTGTGAATTACTTTTACTTCTTGTTGGAACGCTGCCAGACTTTTTAATAAATGTTTCATATAACTTTGTTTAATTTTCTACAAATATAATATTAATTTTTAATATAACAATAGCTTTTAAAAAAAACTACAAAAATTTCTTTAATCCTTGTGCGCAGCGTTCAATTGAATTTGCGCGTTCCTGAAGGCTTGTTATTTGTTCAAGTATAGTTTGCTTACAATCGCTTGTAAAATATCCCTGTGAGTTAGCTATTAAAGGAATTAAGCCATTTGAACGTATGTAATTAACCATTTTGCGTAAACGCGGACCAGTCATTTTAATTTTGTATCCGTGTAATTGTAGATACTGATTCATTCGTGTTACTATTAATTCGCTCTTAATCGGATTGTTTTTCTTGTACTGTCTAAATCCGTGAATTACTATATTTAGTATTTCCATTTCTTCAGCTGTTAATTCGCTGGTGTGTTCTTCAAATCCCGTAATCATTTGTAAATGTTTTTAATGTTATTCTTTTCAGCATATCGAATTACAAAGTCTTGCGCATCTTCTAACCTTTGACTTGAATAAAGATACTGCCTATTCCTACGAACGTAAAAATAATTATAAACGTAACCATACTTGTTTTTTACCTTAGTTGGGTAAATCCATTTTAATTTAATTTCCATATTGTTTAATCTTTAATTTATACTTGTTAATTATTTGCTTTAATTCGTCTATTGTAAACTTCCGTGTTTTATTAGCTTCCAGCTCTAAAAGTGTTAATTGTTCAATTCCTATCTTGTTAATTAATCTACTTCTATATTCGATTAAATTACCACTTAAATACTGGTTGCACGTAATGCAAGATGAATGTACGTTAAATTCATTAAAACGAACGTTCCAATGGTTATTAGCGTTAAAGTAATGCGAAGCGTTTACGCGTCCTGTAATTGGCTTGTCGCAGCTTATACAAGGCAATCCTTTATCTCGTAGGTTGATATATTTATTAAATACTTGCTGCGCTAATTTTATGTAGTCCTGAACGGTCATTAAATCGGCTTTTAACTTCGCTTTTTTCTTTTGCCAGTTCTTTTGTTTTACATCATTTATCCATTCAGCTACGCAATTAGGCTCAAAACAGTTCTTTTGTAGCGTTGTAATTGGTTGGAATTGTTTTTTACAATAACGACATTTTCGTGTTTTTGTCATATTACGTGGTATTTTTGTTTTGCTTCTAAATATGCGTTACGTGCTTTTTCTTCAGTATCAAAACAACCTATATGAATAGTTTTATTATTTAATCTAATTTGAGCTATATAATATATTGAATTCTTATAAGATGTTTTATAAAATCCTTTTGACCTTGCTCTATTCCAATTATTTTGTTGTCTATTTACACTTCTTAAGTTGCAAATTCTATTGTCATCTCTAATACCATTGATATGGTCTAATTCATTAACACATTCTCTATTAACCCAATACCAAGAAAATTGATGACCCTTTAAAATAAATAATTTTTTATTAAAATAAATATGTAATATAATATAACCGTTAAAACAAGTATAGATATATTTTTTAACATTATTATATAAAATATCTCCAGTTTCAGGATTATAAGTAAATCCTCTTTCTATTGCTAATTTGCATTTTTCTTCTCTTGTCATATTCCTTCAATTAATTTTTCTACATTTATTTTTAAGCTTTTATTCTCTTGTTTTAGCATTATGTTTTCAAGTTCTAATTCGTGGTTTCGTCTATTCGTAGCCATCAGCATTTTATCTACGTGGTTTAAATATTGCACCGCTTCGCCTACTTGAGTTAAACTCTTTTCCATTGATTCAATTAGGTCTTTACGGTCAGGTCTTTTTTGCTTTATTTCTTCCAGAGTATTGTTTATTTTCCAGTAAACTACGTTTAAACCAGCTTTACGTTTTATCATTTCTAACATATTTCTTAATTTAAAAAGGCATAGTCATTTCGCCATTCTTGTTTTCAATTGGTTTTAATTCTTCAAATGCGCCTTGCTTCATTCGTTCGCTAAACGAAAGTAATTCTTTTCCGTTTACAATATCAGGCTTTAATACAGATTGTTTAACAGGAAAACTATTTGATTCGTGTTTTTCTTGTGCGTACTTATTGAAACTTTGGTTACCTTGCCATTCATCAACGTAATACACAAATTTACTTTTATCAAAACGTAGTAATATTTCTCCTACTTCGCCTATCGATCGTGGCTTAATCTTATTGAAATAAATTTGTACTTCGTTTGTACTCGGGTTTTCACGGTGTACTGTTATCATGCACTTGCCTGAATTAAACCATTCACTACCACCTTTTAAATCATGCGGCGTAGGTGCGTTTCTTTTACCATTTTCCTTTTCAGTTAGCTTAGGGTGTATTATTGTATGAAAATGTAGATTGTTTTCTTCAGCTAAATAATTTCTCAAAGGCAAAACGTATTCTAAATATTGTGCGTAACCACCGTATTTTTCGTATTCGTGATTTAAGTCCTTCCAACTATCAATTGAAGCCGTATGAAGTCCTTCTTCGTACTTTAATTCAACCGCCATTTTCCAAAAGTCAACGGGTGTTATTTTTCCTTTTGTGTCTTTTCGTGTTAATATTTTAAAATGATTTAGCACCCAGTCCATTTCACGGGTAATTTCAGCGTCCGTTATTGTGTTATGTGCTTTCGGGTCAAAACTTTTACCCGTTTTTTTGTGTAATAAATCGGCTAATATTTCAACGTTGTTACCTACATCGGGAAAATAAACTAAATGTTTCCAACCGTAAAATTTAGAAGTATTCATTAAACACTCCATTAATACTTGCGTTTTACCACTCATAGGAAAACCCGTCCAATCCGTGCAATTACCTAAACTCATTGAATAGTGTTTATCCATTACTTCAAATCCTAAATACTTGCCTTTGACGTGGTAATTATCTCGGTGTTTAAAGATTTTATCTATTACATCTGAAGTTTCAGTTATTTTAAATCCGTCTATCTGTCCCATGCGAAAGTGTTGTTTGCGTTTTTTTCTTCTACAATACCAATTGGTAAATCATTACCGTACATATCAATTGTTTTAGGTCTTGCAAAATAATCAGGAGTGCAATATTTATAATTATTTTCTTTATGAAAGGTATCGTTTGCACAATTTTTTATAGCAAATAGAATATTTTGTTTTTTATATCCATCTTTTAAAAGCTTGTTGAATTTCTTTTGTGTAACTTCATTTATCATTTCAAACTTTCTACTAAAAGAAAAATTAATAACCTCAAGCAACGCTTGAAAATCTATATATTCTTTATCTTTAACATTATCATTTACATTATCAGCTATTTTTGCTATATCATTTATGCGTTTGCTATCGTTTGCTATTGTTTGCCATCTTTTGTTAGCACCAGCTTTGCCCGCTTCACTTCGTTTTTCTTTAGTTTCTTCGTACTTTACCAAGTCCCTTTTTAATTGTTGTTGAATAGGTGTAAATCCTAACTTAATAATTAAATCGTCTGTTTCTGGGTTCTCATCATTTACATATGAAAATATAAACTTTATCAATTCACCCGCTTTCTCATTAGGTAGTTGTTCAAAAATTGCTTTTTGATCAGCGTACAAAATAAATCCTTTTTTGTCTTTTGCCATTTTCTAAAATTTTAAGCATAAAAAAACCCAATCAAATCAGCTGGAGTCTCACGTCAGCATCATTGAAAGGGTTAATAATTTCCTTAGGTTAACTATGTTTGAGACTCTAACCATGTACAAATATACAAATAATTTCTTATTCAGACTCGAACCATTCAAATTCTTTTGCAATAATTCTATATTTCGCCACCGTAAACAAACAATATTGATAATTTATATAGTCAAAATTATTTAATTTATCAAAGGAAACGTTATTCCAGTGCGCTGCTAATTTACGCATGGCGGCATAGTCGCAATTATTTTCTAATTTCTGTTCTTGTCTAAAATGATTGTTTATAAAATAAGTTGTTTGCTTTTCCTTAATGCCGCATTTCTCAAATGCTTTAAAACACAATTCTATAAATAAACTCGAACCATTATAATTTTCAAATTGTAGCTTTAATTTTTCTTTAGTCGAACTCATTATTGATTGTTTTTATTATTAATTTTAAATTACTTTTCCAGCTGCGCATTAAGTATTTATACCTTACACACTTTGAAGGTAGTTTAAACCGCGTTAAATTACGTCTTACTTTCATCTTACGCCACGTCTTAAACCTTCAATAAATTGATGTCTTGTTACTACGCTTAACTTGTTTTTAAAGTCAAAGAATTCAAACACGCTACCTTCATATCCAAAATCTATTTTCTTAGCCTTAGATTGAATAGTAAAGAAATAGTTTATTTCGTCTTTTTCTATTTCAAAGGTTTTGATTCCCTGATTTCTAAATACTAAAGAGTAAATTGTGCCTCCGAATTCTTCCGCTTTTATAATAGCAAAAGGCGTACGTGTTAAATACAATTCTTTTAAAGTTACTTCTGTTTTCATTTTTCGTTTATTTTATTATAAATAGATCCAATTACTATTGCTATAAAACCAACCGCAGCCAGTAATAAAGCCATTTTTGCTTCTTCTGCCATTCTATTCTGATTTAAAGGTTTCGTTGTAGTATTGTTCAAATGATTCACAAGTTACTGCTATATTCCATAATTCAATCATCTGCTCTTTCTCCATTTCTTTGGCTTGTTCAATGTCTTTAATAGTAATAATACTTTTGTTTACATATTGCTCAAATAACCATTCTACTGCTGTTTTCATATCTTACTTTTTATTACTAATTTTAATTCTCCATTAATATCGGATTCTACTTCTTCGTGAATTTTATCTACGTACTTTTGGCTAAATTCTATTTCGTGCCATTTATCTGCCGTTAGAATGCTTTTCTTTTGATTGTGGTACGTTTCTACTCCCGAGCTAATTAACGCGCTTAAATCGCTTAAAATAGCTATTAAATCGCCTTTCTCTGTCCACTCGAACGTAACGCTTACTTGTTTTGTTCGTTTTTGCTTAATTTGCCAGTTCATTTTGTGTAATTTATTATAGCGTCTAAATAATCATTGTATAGCTTTTCGTTGAAGGAACCGCCTTTGTCTTCAGGACAAATTTTAGTTACCCACTTGCGCTTTAAATAAGCTACGTTAGGACGGTGAGGAAAATACGTGTTAACCACGTTTTTAATTTTTGAGTTCATGTCTTTTAGTTTTAGAAATTAATACTAAAGATAAACATAATACGCCAGCACCTAATAATAAATAGCTTTCGTAGTTAGCACCCAACAAAATAATTATTGAGTTAATTAAAATTCCTGTTCGTTTTTTCATAATTAGTTTTTTAATGATTTAATATTTACACTATAAATTCCAGTTCCTATTTTTACCGCTACTTCATTTTTTGATGTTAATGTTTCCCAGTAAATAAAAGTACAAAACTGACCTTTAAAATAAATTTCTTTTTGTTGATTTAATTTTTTCATATCCTTTGTTTTTAATTATAGACCAAAATTAATATAAAAATTTAATATAGCAAACTTTTTAGTATTTTTTTTTAATATTTTTTTTTGAGCATAAAAAAACCCCTACCGTTGTAGAGGTCTTTCAATCATAAATTAAACAAAGCATCGTATGAAATGCGTACAAATATAAAAAATTATTTTCCTACTTTAAAACGCCTTAAAATAAATTTTACTATTCTTTTAGCAATTGCTTTCCAAAGTGCGCCTTGGGCATCGACTTTCACCTCGACACCGTCGGGCGTCTTTTTAATATCTATATCAATGTTTTTAGAATCTAAATTAAATTCTTTGTTTATTTCGTCACGCACTATTTTAATATCTACGTTCTTTGTGTCAATATCTACTTTTAAGCTCGTTCCGTCTTTTTCTAAATTCACGTCTAAATTATCCGTGTCAATTGTAATTTTTTTCTTTGCCATTTTTAAAATTCGTTTATTAAACAAGTTGAAATACTTGGGTAATCTTTTGCAAGTTTTACCATTCTTTCGTAATCTGTATTATTATTTAATACTAAACACCCTTCAGACCAACCACCAATTTGAGTAGCTACCTGTTGACTGCCTTTATTATAAGTTGCACCGTGAATATTCATGAAAATATTATCCGTTTTTATTTCAGTCGTGGGATTCGTTTTAAGGTCGTTTGTAAAGTCTCTACGATATGGAACACCTTTTATTTGTCTAAGTGCCTCCATTTTACCTTTATGAAGTCCGTAAGCGTGTGAATCATAATTCCAACGATCAAACTCCATTACAGCCGTTCCCTTGTTTCCTTTGTTTGTTGTGCATGAAGTAACAAATTGGAACGCTTGGCTTTTAAAGATATACACTTTATCGTCAAAAACATTATTTGCATCTTCGTTTGAACGCACAAATAAAAGCCATATACCAGCTGGAATATATTTAAACGTAGGCAAACTCTTTGCCTTGTCTAAAAGTTGTTTATCCGTGTAATTCTTTACGTTTGTCATAAATTATTTTTTCGCTAATTTACGGCTTTTATTTTCAATTACCGCAACCGTATCACTTTTTACACTTGGTAAAGGTGGTTGTTTTTCTTCAATAGGTTTTCTATTGTAATATTCGTTTTTATCTAAACAGTTGTATAAACGCTCTTTAACGTCTTGCACCTCGAAATGCGTGTACGTTAACCATAATGCAAGTACTCCGACTGCGCCTTGTTTTTTTATCACTTCTAAAAATTGTGTAATAGGTATCATTTTCATAATTAGTTTTCAATTGGTGGAAAAGGTGAAGGCTTAGGCTCGAACGGACTCAAAGGAATATCTAATAAATAAGCATATTCAGTTGGTGCAATATCCGCTTCGTCTTGTTCACTTAAGAATAAAAAATATACATCATTAATATCTTGAACAAAATTAAAGAATGTATCTGAATCAAAGAACACTCCCTGTAGTTCCTCTGCTGTTTGGTTTGTTACTATTCTACCTTCCATTAGATTTGGCGATTTAAAGTTGTTTGAAATGCTTGTACTGCTGTATAAAAGTTAGCTGCTTCCGTATCTGTTAAACCGTCTCCTATTGAGTTAAAAGCTATTTGATTGTTAAAATAATTAGCATTATTTCTTGATGCACCAATATAGATACTACTTGTGTTTAAAGCTGTTGAGCCAGTTGTATCGTTAAATATTTGTGCAGTGTTTACCCTATATTTTTTAACATTAGATGCTGTTCTTGTCGCTAAATGAAAACCTCTAATATCGTAAGTAACAGTTGAAAATGTACTTGTATTGTCATTTATTCTAACTGAATAATAACCCTGACTTTGTAGAGGCCAAATGTACAATCCATTGTCATAACTTCCCGCATTCTCAGAACTTAACATTGGAGCTTGTGATACTAAATTAGTTCTTATATATCCAGAAATATGCGTTGAATTTAAAGATAATTGTGATGATGGAGCTAATGAAGTATTAGCATAAGCACTCGTTCCGTTCGGTGTCATGCCAGTACTTGCGTGTGTCCAGCCAGTTGAAAATGTTAAATTATAAGTTCCTGGAGTTTTAAGATTAACCGCATGACTTGCAGCAGTACCACCAACTATTGGATAAATTGCTTTGAACTTTGTCCAAAGTGAATATCCTTTTAAGTCAACTACCAAAGTATTAATTGCACCTTGTTGAGTAGGGTCTGTAATTGCAGCCGCTGTTATGAATGCTTGAGCATCTGGGTCAACCGCTGGAGTTCCTACAATATCAGTTGCACCAGCTTCAGAAACGGAATAAACCGAACCCCAGCCAATAGCATTATCAGCACCTTTTCCCCATCCTATATTATTATTTGAAGCACCGTCGCCCCATCCGTTTGCATTTGCCATTTTTCTAAGTTGTTATATCTCCAGATAAAACCCATTCATTAGTTCCTATCTTTATTAACGTAGCTTGTGAATATTGTGCCGAAAGTTTATTCTTGCCCCCACTACTTCGCATTGTTACCGTCGCAGTTGGTGCTACCGTAGTTTGTCCCGTACCATACTGAATTACAATTATTTCCGTGCCTATTGGAAACGGTTGACTTGTGTTTGTTGGTATTCTTAAATCGTTAGCAGAATTATTATCTACTTTAATGATTTTATTCGCATCGGCTAAAACTAAATTGTTTAACGTACTCGAATAAGTGTTAATATTTTTAGTTACTATTTCAGCTCCCGTAATGTATTTACTTGCAAACGTTCCGCCTCCAGCATCTTCAGCAATTGCGAACCTATCCGAAGCAACTAAATTACTTCCTTTTGCCGTTAATTGACTTATCTTTACGTTTGCCATTTTGCTTACTTAAATACGTTAATAATTTCTTTATGTTTTCGTCTTTTGGTTTGTAGTTCTTCATAAATACCAGCCAGTGTAATTATTATTTGTATCGGGGTACATATCCCCGTTTGAATTACTATTATATTCAGGAAATAAATCATTGTTGAAGCTTATATAATCTATAAACCTTTCAGTGTAATGTTGTGCAATAGAACGCTCTTTTTCTATTAAGAAATCAATTTCTACTTTTTCTACATTAGTAGCGTTTTCCGAATTGTGTTTGTACACCCCTTTATTCGCTATTGTATAAGCCGCAAAGGGTAAATATTCAACCATTGCCCAGTGTATAAGCATTTGTTTTACATAGTTAACTAAAAGATTATTGTAATCAGTTGGTATTGTGTAAATTGAACTTATTGTAACCGCTCCATTTGTGCCGCCCGTTACCGTTGCCGTACCTCCTACCGTGTAACCCGTACCCGCCGTGTCAATTGTAGCCGCAGTAATTAAACCACCAGCCGCAGTAATATTTAATTTTAGACCCGTTCCCGTTGCGCTTGTTGTATTTATAGCAGTTCCTGTAGTGTATCCCGTTCCTTGGTTGCTTATTGTAATTGCTGTCGGTATTCCTGAAGCCGCTAAAATAATTTCAGATTTTAGTTTTTCAAGTAAATCAGTACCTAAGTAATTTTGAATGTGAATGTCTTGCGCTATTTTGACGTACTGAATAAAATTGTCAGTGTCCACGTTGCCGTTCATTGCAGTGAACTTAACAACGTCTTGTCGTGTTATGAGTAAAGCTTCTGCCATTATTCCCCGTATATTTTATTAGTTGGTAAAAATCCGTTATTTGGCATATCCTTAGGTAATTGACTTACTTTAGAATCATTCTTTACGACGTACCCTAACTTTTCAGCTTTACGTACCGCAACTTGTTTTAACTCTTTACTATTAACGTCAATTGCTTTACCGCTAAATGTAGCGTAAACACGTTTATTCCAACGGTGGTTACAATTACCACCACCTTTATAGAACCAAATTGAATATGTATCTGCACCACGTGGTCCCCAACCTTTGTTTACTACTTCAGAACCCATTTTAATAATATCTTCTTTACGGTAAATCTTATTAGCCGCTATCATTCTATTACAAAATTCACGACTATCAGCGCTTGTTTTACCAGCATAAACGTATCTTGTAATGAATTTAATACCTTCAATTACTTCGTCTTGCTTACTTGAAATATTAGGTCTATTGTCGCCCGTTGAAACTAAGTTTACTATTTTGCTTAAAAACGATTGTTTAGGCTCTTTAGAAAGCGTTTCATTCTCTTTGTCGTCCGAATCATAATCTACTTCGTATTCGTCTATTAGAATCGAGTTTTCGGGTTCGTCTTCGCCTAAATTAATTAACGCTTCAGCTATCTTAAAATCTTTACTTAGTTCCGTTCCTGTTTCTTCAGCAACTTGCTCTTCGTTTTGTGCGTTTTCTAAATCTACGAACTCCAAAGGTTGTAACGTTTTAAAGAATAACTTCAAAGAAACACTGTTAAATGCTAAAATTTTATCAAAGGCATCTATTATTTGGTCTTGAATAGGTTTAATAACCATATTGTCAAACAAAATAGAAGCGTTTTTTAATTCATCAGCGTTTGAACTAAAACCATTAGCCGAACCTAAACCGAAAAGAAGCGGCGAAGTAACGTTATGCGCTAACATAATTTTCTTTACGCATTCCTCACTTAATGAATTATACAAGTCTGGAGCATCGTTAACTGGCATTGTGTCAACCGTTGTTTTGCTTTCTTGGTTATTATTAAATCCTATAATAACCTTTTCGCCACGCGGCCCAGTTAATTGACTTTTTACTTTTCCCGTAATAATTTGTTGTTGTTCTTCAGTTGGAACGCCATTATTAAAGTTAATTACAACCCGTCCAGCGAAGCCTTTTTGAACTTCATTAATTAGGTAATCAGCAATTTCTTCTTCTAACTTTGCATACGGTAACCCTCCCTGATAATCAGGCAAAGCGTAATATTTCATTCCAACCGCATACGGCTTTGAATAAAGAATTTCTATTTGTTCGTTTGAATATCCGAAAGCTGGTATTCTTTTAGGTGCGTATTTTTTTACGTCCAACCAATTATCTGAATAATAATAACCTTCTATTTCACCGTCCTTATTACACTTTTCAGCACGTAATAAATTCACTGGTATATGATATGCTTTTAAAATTCTTTTGTGGTCTTGTGAATAATGTATTTGCATTGCAAATTGACCAAACATTTTTCTATCCAGTACTATTTTACGAATACAATCAGCATGAAATAAAGCCATCATTTGAGCGTACTCATTTGGCTTTTTACTTGCATCTAACGCACTCAACCCACGACCGTAAATTAATCTATTAACGTTGTTTATTACCGAGCTATTAGTAGTTGAATTAACGTACCTATCAATGATAAACTGAAAGTAATTATTATCTTCGCCAAACTCAACCCAAGCGTCTCTTTTCGACTCTTGAATTACGGGCGTTGTATAAGAACTTAATTCTAAAACGTGTATATTACTCATAAACTATAAATTCATTTGTGGTACTATTAGCAGTATATTGGTTTTTGTTTACTGAAAAACTCGAAACACTTTGATTAGTACAAAATATCCTATCCTTATAAACTACCGTAGCACCGTTAATAAATACCAAATCGTAAAAATGATTTTCTACTAAATTAAATTCAGCTTCAAACGTATCGTAATATTCCCCTTGTGTGTAAGTGTAACCAGTTATTTCAGTTGTTACGTTCGTTTGATCGTCCGTAATAGCTACATAATCAAAAACTTTATTTCGTGGTATAAACACAAAGTCTTGGTCATTTGTAGAAGTAGTTAGAATAATCATATATTATAAACGTCAAAAGTACGATTTTGTGCTTAAACAAAAAACACCTACCGAAGTAAGTGTCTTTTGCGCAAGTATATAGAAGAAAGAAATTAAGCAGTAACTATTTGTGCGTCCGTTCCTGTACCGTCTTCAAACAAAGTTTTTAAACCAGCTTCGTCAGTAATGTCAAGGAAATTAGCAGGTGAAACTTCCATCGCTTCGAAAGTCAAATTATAACCATTAAAATCACCTAAGGCACTACCACTCGATACAGTCCCCGCAGTAACATCAGCACCTTGTGTAAGTCCCATCAAAAAGAATTGGTCAGTCATTGTTCTTACAACTATTCTCGGACGTCCGTAAGCAAGTAGTTTTACGTTTTTATGCGTTGTAACGTCTTGTCTTTTTAATTGAATAGTAAGTGTTTGTTGAAAGAAAGTAGTACCGTTATCGCGGCTTGAATTGATTGTAGTTTCAAAACTATTAGCACCTTTTAATTCGTACTTATACAACTGTAAAGCACCAGTTCCAATAGGCGTCCAGTCATTTATTAAGTCCGTGTCCGTAGCGTCGTACGTAACATCGTCGGAATTTAAGTCATCGTAGTTAATGAAGTAAATTGCTTTCAATCCCGAAACGGAATCTTTACATTGTTCTATTCTACCATTTGTTATATCACAGCTCATTTTATTATTTTTTAAAGTTTAACAAAAAAAAAGGTGGTGTATATTGCACCACCCTTTATTATAGTTTATGTTTTTTAGTTAGCCGAGTTAACGATTCCGTAAGTAACTAAGTCAGAAGCAAAACCGTATTTCGCATCCGCAGTAAATCGCATTACTACGCGTACATTTTGCGAACCGTCAATATCACCCATATCAATAACTTTAACTTCGTTCATATCATTCATTAAACCAGTCGCAAAGTACAAGTTAGAAGTTTGAGAAAGTAACGCAGTATTGGCAGCAAGTCCGTTAGCTAAGAATATTTTAACACCATCGAAATACAAGTCATTTAATACTTGGTTTGTTCCTTTGTTGTCATAACCGTTAGCTCCTACTCCTGAAGCAGCGAAGCCACCCAAAGCACGAACGTAAGCTCTATAAATGTTATTAGAAACATACAAAGTTAAATCTTCTTTACCGTACAATGCAGCTGGCAAAGCGTCAACGATTGAACCTAATTGAGCAACAACGTTAGTAGCGTCAACAGTAGTACCAGCAATTTCTTGAGCAGCTGGTAAAGCAGCGTCAGTAGTTAATTGTGTCATTAAACCAGCGAATTGTCCAGCAGTTGCGTTAACACCTCTCCAAATAGAAGTTTCCATCCCAGCAGCAACTTTTTCAGCAGCGTGAGCGATTAAGAAATCAGCAAATGATTTTGGCAAAACGTCGAATGCAGAATATCCCATTTGAATTGCATCCCAATCTTGTCTAAAATCAGATTTACACAATTGTAAGTTAACTTGAAAAGATTCAGGTTGAAGAATTTTTTCAGTTAAAGTAACTGTTGACGTAGGGTCGAAATCGCACGTCGCATTTTTGATGATGTCATCTGTACTGACACGCTTAATTACCTGCTTATATTTCACGTTAGGCATAATAGTAATACCGCCTTTCTCCAAGGTTGGAGCGCTTAACAAAGCCGCAGCGATATATTTTCCAGCGAACTCACCAGCATACGTTGTAGTAATGCTTTGAGTAGTTGATAGGTTAATTTTTTCCATTTTTATTTAGTTTTTTATTTTATTTATACTACGGTTAAAGTAATTGCTCCAGAAGCAGTTCCCAATCCGAAAACATACCAGTTTGTTCCGTCACCTACTAATTCAACGAAATCTCCGATTGTGTCATTAGAAGCCGAAAACGTAATCGTGTTTTCATCAGCACCAGGTACGTTAACGCTATTCACGATAACACCACCTTGAATTTTGTTTGTAGCCGCTTTAATAGTCCAAGCAGTTGTTGCAAATAATCCACCCACTACAAACTTGTAAGATTGTCCAGCGCCATCAGCAACCGCTGGTAGTGTAATTTGCGCTCCAGCAGCAGCGTTTAAGATAAATACTTTACCGCTATCTTCAGCAGTTAAAGTTGTTGCACCTGTCAATGTTTCAATTACACCTACTTGACGTAAAGAATCATTTGAGATACTTGTTAATGTTGTACTCATTTTTTTTGTTTTTTAAATTATTACTTATTTAGTTTGTTTAAAACTGAATCCATAATTGTGCGTGGTCTTTTAGACGCAAATTTTATAGACTCAACTTTGTTTTCGTTTTCAGGGTTAAAAGAAATTGGTTTAACTTCTTCAGATAGTTCAACTTCTTTAACCTCGTTCAATTTGCTTAATTCAGCTTTTAGCGTTTCGTTCTCTTTTTTTAACGCTTCAATTTCCGAAAAGAAACTTTCTTTGATTGTGCTTTCAACTACTTTTTTAGGAGCGCTTTTAGCTGTTTCCATTTCTTGTTCTTTTTTCGCTTCTTCTTCGATAGGTTCTTCAACTTCTACTTCTTCTTCTTCAACCTTTTCTTTAATTTCGGAAATAATTCCTTCTTCAACAACGATTAACATACGACCGTCTTCCATTTCGTATTCTCCTACTGGCACGGGTATTTTTTGTTCGTCTTCCGTTACTACGAATATTTCGTTACCAGCTTCAAACATATCAGCTTCAAGAACTGTTACGCCATCCATTAGTTTCATTTGTTCAAGTTTTACTTCCATTCCAAGTAAAGTTTTGATTTGATTGATTAGGCTATTTTTCATTTTTATTTATTTATATTTTCTTTACTGATTGTTCAATGTTAATTGCTAAAGAACCCCAAGAACTTGCTAAATTTCCAGTAGTTTCAAATAATTGTGCGGCTGTTTTTTCTACTGAATCAGCTCCTAAAAATTTAGCCATCTCAACTAATTTTTGAGAATCACTTTGCAAATCATTTAATTCTTTTACAACTTTTCTTAATTCAGTTGCATTTGACAATAACAATTCTTTTATTTTAGGTGCTTTACTTGCAATAGCTTTGTATTTGTTTTGCAAATCGTCAATAGCTCCTAATTCAACTTCGTGCGAAGCCAATTGTGTTTCTTCTTTGAATAGTTTTCCGAAAACTGTTTTTAGTGTATTCATAACTTATTAACTTTTAAAATTTTTACTTGTTCCTTTTTTAGCCGTTTTGACGTACTATCGTGCGTACTCCGTTGTTATCTGTTATCGTTACATTTTGAGGCGTTACGCTGGCTGTTTTACCTATTCCTTGCGCTTCTAAACTACCGTCACAACAATCTTTGTGGTATTTTCCGTCTTTACATAGGCACCCACGTTTACCACCACGCGGACTAACTTTACTTGCTGTTCTCATTTATTTGTTTTTGATAGCGTCAGGAATACCAATCATTTTAAAATTACTTCTTGCTGATTCTAATTTTTGAACCGTATCAGTTAAATGCTTATTATAATTTTTAATTCTATTATTTGCGTTAACACTAATTGCAAAAGCGTTATGAGTAAATGTATCTCCAAGCCCTAATTCCTTTATCATTTTACTTAACTTTTCCATTTCGTCTTGTAAAGGCTTATATTGGTCTATAATAGTTTTGATATTTGAACTTCTTGATATTACATTATTTATTTCAGTTATTTCTTTATCTAAAAAATTAGACAATTCTAAATTAACATCTTTAAACTTTTTTTCTAAATTATCGAAAGCGCTTAATTGAACTTCGTGTTTTGCTAACTTTACTTCGTTAGCATTCGCATCCATTTGCGAAATCATTTTTAAAATGTTATTCATTTTTTTCATATTCTATTTATTATCTATTTGTTCTAATTTTCTTTGCGCCCACTCAATGCCTGCATCTCCTCCCCAACTTAACCACATTAAACGTCCGCAGCCGTCCCCTAATTCCTTTTGTGAATTTTCTTTGTGGCGTGCAAATGAAGCCATTCGAGAAATAGTTTCTCTACTTATATTTTCGCCGTTTGCAAGTTGATTAGCACGTGCTTTTCCTACGGGCGTACCGCAGTCACCCCAACCGTTTTCTTCAGCGTAGCGTAATGCTATCTTCGCGTTTTCGCTTGCTTCTTTCGGATAGTCGTTATACGTTTCTAATTTAGTATCCAGTATTTCTTTTAGGAATGCTATTATTTCGTCTTCTTCGTTTTGTTGTAAACTCATTTCGTACTTGTCTACAAAGTGTCCTTCAATACTAAATCCTTTTACTTCGCCGTCTTTTACCTTTTGCCAAACATCGTCGTTGTTTACTTTCATTGAAATCATCCAAGTTCCCTTTGGTAAATTAAAGTTATATAATCGGCTTTTATCCGTCTTTTCGTCTTCAATTATCCAGCTTTCAACTACACTCATTCCGTCAAGTATTTTGCGTTCGTGTTCGTAGGTAGCGTTGTTTTGATTTGAGCGCATCAAAAACAATTCACTTGCTTTGCGTACCGTGTCCTCACTGAAGTAAATATAGAATTCTTTGTCCTTGTTTCTACGGTAAATTTGTTTATTAGGCACTAAAGCCGCACCCATCAAAATACGTTTTTCCGCATCTACTTCTTTTAGTTCAACTTCGTGCTTTTTTAACGCTATAAAGTTTTCTTCAATCGCTGGACTTTCAACAACTGAAACCGCATTAATACCAGCTTCTAATTTTGTGTCGTCTATTAGTAGTTCTATTATTTCAACTTTTGCCATAACTATTAAACTTATAATGTAGCGTTTTGTACTCTATTTCGGTCTAAGGCTTGTGCGCTTGTTACCTCGCCACTAACTACGTAAGCTTGTGTAGGCGTTTGTTGTAATTGCGCTAACTGATTTATTCCGCTCGATCCGATTGTATTAAAATTCGCAGTCATAGGAGCTGCTCCAGTTGGTGCGTTTGAACCGCCACTTGGCGTTGTTCCACTTGTTTGAAACTGTTGAGATGCAATCTTTTTAACGTTTACTAAACCAGCCGTAATAGCAGCGGCCA